AGATAAACCAGAAAACTATAAAGTCGATAACTTGAAAGTTATTGATTTTAGTAATACAAAAAGCATGAAAGAGCAAATCGAAAAGAATGCCGAACTACGCGAAATGGAAGAGACAGTATTGGTTAGTCCTGATAATATTTTCAATGCTAAACCAAAACCTACAGATCTTCCAGAAATGATTGCTCTTAAACAAGCTGTAAATCAAAAGCATATTGATATCAATAAGTATGCATATCGATTTGGCGATAACTTTAATAATGATAGACGATTGTTTGAGAAACCAACAATCACTTTATCTAAGTTAAAGACTATTGCCGAAGCATTAGATATGTCTTGTTATATCATTATTGAAGATAAAGATAAAGATGTACCTAATCCGATCGGTAGCCAAGTTAAAGTTCGGATTACTAACATCGAGGAGGGAGAAGCAGATGATTAATCAGGCTAAGTTCATTGCTGATTACAATGAGCGTAATAGACCTAAGTTTAATGATAAATTCTTCCAAAAGTCAGATGATGATATCATCGAGGATTTGAAAGATGTAATTCTATCTTGTCAACGTGATAAATTTTATACGATACGAGTAGAAAAATTCGAAGTCATCGATGATTATGCAGAAATCCAAAGATTATTGACAGGAGAAGAAACTCCTACAATATCTATTAAGGATTCTGATCTAAAAATTCTTAAAGTAACGTACTATACTGCAATCGGTAATCAAGAAGATACATTTGATGTATTGATTGCGGTACCACGTGTTATTGATGGTGCTTATATTCATCTAAATGGTAATGATTATTTCCCATTATTCCAATTAGTTGATGGTAGCACTTATAATAATACTTCTTCAGCATCAGCTAAGACTCAATCTATTACGTTGAAGACTAACTCTAATGCGGTTAAGATGCTTCGTAACTTCTTTGAGTTCAAATTATCTGATGGTGAAACCTTTAAGAAGTTAGCATCATTTAGTGTTTATCTATTTGATCATAAGGTAACTTTATTTGAATATTATCTTGCTAGATTTGGTTGGTATAAAACCATTTCTGAATTTAAGTTTGATCACGTAATTAAAGTTACTGAAGAAGATCCTCAAGATGATGAATATGATACATTTGTAGTCCAAAACAGTCATATGAAAACTCCTATCTACATTTCTGCAGTTAGAAGTGTTTTAGATGCTGATAGAATTCTACAATCTTTCGTAGCGGCATTCATCATCTCTATCAATAAATATGCAACCAAGAAGTTTACATTAGACAATATCTATAATACAGATTTCTGGATTTGTAAACTTGGGTTTAACTTTGTAAGTTCTGAAACTTCAGTATTTACTAAAGGTAATGCAATTATTGAATCTTTAGAAAACTCATATGATATTCCAACTCAAAAACGCTTACGATTGCCAGATGAAATCAAATCTAATATCTATAGTGTATTGAAATGGATGGCTAGTGAGTTCTCTTATATTCGTCTAAAGGATAATTTAGATGCTTCTTCTAAACGTATTCGTTGGTCTGAATATATTGCAGCGATGTATATTATGATTATCAATCTTAAACTACGTCGCTTACCAGAAAAACCAGATCCTAATGTAGAAGTACTTCGTATTAAACAGCAATTGAATACTCCGCCAATGGCATTAATTGCTGAATTACAGAAGTCTAATCTAAAAGGATTTAGAAATATGGTTAATGACCGTGACTCCTTCTTACAATTGAAATATACCATCAAAGGTCCATCTGGTCCAGGCGAAGGTAATGGTAAGAAAGTAGCTCAAAATATTCGTGCAGTAGATATCTCTCAATTGGGTATCATTGATGTTAATACATCATCTGCATCTGATCCTGGTGTTGGTGGTATGCTTTGTCCACTAAACGATAAAGTATTTGAATATAATTCATTCACCAATGAGCCAGAACCAAATACTTGGGATGCTAATTTTGATGAATTGCTAAAGATTTATAGAGATCAAAAAGGTTATACTTCTGCAATAGCTCTCGCTGAAGATGCTGGTTTAGAATTAACTGATGATCGTAGTCCTGAATCTGTAGCATTTGATACAGAATATCTCGGTAATCTTATTGGAAAGATTGCTCCAACAAAAGCATTCGAAACTCAACTAAGACCTGCATTCATTAATATGGAAGACAGTGGGTCTATTATCTTTGAAGACTAGAGGAATAAGAATATGCCACAAGACATTTATTATAGATATTTTGTGTTCTCTAGAACACAAATGGAAACAATCAGAATTCGTGAAGAAAAGCTTGGCCGTCGTGCTAAGTTTGGTAAAGTTATTGTCGATGGCGTTCCAAAAGAGTACACTGATATTCTTTTGGATATGTCTGCGGCTAAATACCCTGACTCTATTAAAGTAGCCGAAGGGGATATTAGACGCATCGTCTATACTAAATAGGAGGTATATTTTATGAATCCAGTTGGACAAGCAAGTTGTGATCTTCATAATATTGGTCATTATTTAGCTAAATTAATTGGTAAAGAAACTCTTTACTGGGATAAGCTTAATACTATTGAGCCAGATTATAATATTTTGACTGATCATGTAGATGAGTATTTCATTAAAAAGGATTTTGAAAAAGATTCTGAAAATAGATACTCTAATATTGAAATGCAAGCATTTGGTCGTAAATTCAGCGTACGTGGAAAAAATATTATTCTTGTTTTCAATAAATATATTCCAGATAGTGCTGTTGGTGATAACCCATTCAGTGTAGTTATCAATCAAGAGACTGATTCTATCAATACTCTATTGATTCATTTTAATCGTTTAAAACTCATGGTAGGAGATAAGGATTATGCGGCTTTATACTCCTTCTTTAATGCATTATTTACATACATCTATGATAAAGAGTCTCCAATTGTAACTCTTCATACAATGTATACATATATTGACTTCGTATTTAATAACTTATATATGGAAGATGTAACTGGATATATTAAATTCCATACATCTAAAGCAACTGAAGTTATTATGAATGAATGTGAAAAACTTAAAATCAATGATTCTCAAGGGTTCTTGCAAGAAGTATTAAATCAATTAGAAGATGAAGAATATAAAAATCTTTTCTACTCTCCTAAGAATACTGCAAGAATCACTGAAGCTTCTAATGAACCTAAGTTTAACTTAAAACGCTTATTGAATACTATTGATAAAGTATTCTATGAGCAAAATGTTAATACTGTTCAAGTTCGTGATGCATTCATCTCTTTAGCTAAATCTAGAGATTTGAATGATGTCGTAAAAGTTGCTCAAGTTTATTCTTCTGAAGTTGAATTATATAATGAAATTCCAGAAACTATTCAAAAAGAAGTTATGGTTATCATTGTAAAACGCATTGAAGATTTGATTGAATCTAAAGGTGTTGAAGATATTAAACCTGAAACGGAAGATGAAAAAAAGACACGTCTCGAAAATGATATTGAAGCTCAAGTGCGTAAAGTTTTAGATCAAATGAATAATAAATAATAATTATGGACTTGGGTCAAACACCCAAGTCCTTTTTATTTTTTGAGGATAATTAATATGAAAGAGGCAATTGTAAGTGCTAGTACATGTCTTAAATGTGGATCTAAGAATATGGATTTAGTAACTATTAATGGTTCTATTATAAAATATTCTTCATATCTAAGCATGCTAAGCAAAGATGAAGTAAAAGATAAACTAAGCGGATACCAACTATACAAATTCAAGTGTAGAGAGTGTGGCCATACATCATCTATTGATTGGAGATTTGGGCTACCATGTCCAACTGAAGAAAAGGCTGATTTTTAGTTAAAACAAAGCAATAATATAAAGAAAGGAGAAACCCTTATGATTACAAAAAATAAAATTTTATACATCATAGGTGCTATAATTTATATTAGTTGCTTTGCCTACATTATATCCGATATGCTTCAAACTATCGAAGGTAGAATCTTATTGTTTATTTATTCGACATCAGTCATTCTGACTGCTTTAATTCTATTTCTAGGTTATAAGATATTCAAAGCCCTACTAGTAATTATAGAAAGGTATAGCAAGGAATGATATCATGTCCAATTTAGCATTTACCATACTACTTTTATCTGGTTTGCTATGCATTATTGCTAATATCGGCTTTATATCTTCAATATCGATGATGTTATTGACAGTAATGTATATCATAACTCGTCCACGGAGGTAATATGTCAGTATTTAGTTTTATTAAGATAGTTGGGACCTTATATATGCTTCTCTCTATTTTACTTACTATCTGTGTAGCTATCATACTTCCAGATGGATTAACTTTAGTGTCTCCTATTTGGATTACACTACTTGTATCTATCGCTGGTACTGCATTTTTAGTATATTCTAAAAAGAGAAAACAGTCTAAGGTTACAGGTAACAAATAATGAAATTAGACTTCATAACTCTAGTAATACTATTGACTATGGCAATTACCTTCTATAAGAATTTAACCACTCCAGGTGATATTCCTATAGAAGTTATAACTGCATTTATATTTTTAGCAATAGTAGTGCTAGCATATTATAACTCTAAGTAATAAAAAAGTATCTCATATTACACATACAAATAGTTTAATATTAAAAAGGAAGTATAAAAATGACTTTAGAATTAGGGCTCATATGTGGGCTCTTATTGATTATTATATTCATGATAATTTTATTTATAGACTATGTAAAATTATCTCCAAAGTATACAATAACAAGTAAGAGAGAAGGAAAAGATGTACCTCTCTTTTACAATGTAGAAATTAATGGTGATTTTTCAATACCAGTTTCTAAATTAGATTATGATATGGTTTCAGTCGGTGATAAAATTGTAATAAACAGTTTTACGAAAATTGATGATAACCATAGACTTTACAAAATTGAAAAGGTATAATATGAGACTTATTTACATAAGACTTGAGAATTACATAGGAATCTATAATGGTCGTGGAGACAATATCTTAGAGGTAGACTTATCACAGTCTACCTCTAATATTATTATAATACGCGGCTCTAACGGCTCCGGTAAATCAACTTTATTAAAAGCTTTATCTCCACTTCAAGATGATAATACTGCAATCATTCCTGGATTGGAAGGTAAGAAATCTTTAAGATATTTATATAATGGAGAAGTTTATGAGATCGTTTATATCCATCCAGTTAAATCTGATGGATCTAGAGGACAAGTTAAACTTCAAATTTATAAAGGAAATAAGAGAGAAGAGTTAAATCCGACTTGGAATGTGACTTCAGGTAAGGATATTATCTTTGATCTATTCAACTTAGATGCTAACTTCTTGACTCTATCTCAATTATCTTCTGAAGATAGAGGGTTAGCAGATAAGAAACCAGCAGAACGTAAGAAGTTTGTTAATAGTATTATCAATGGTATCGAAGTATACAATAACATGTATAAAGTCGTTACTAAGAAATACTCAAACTTTAAAAGTATGATTAATACAATCTCTTCTAAGATTGCTCAAATTGGTAATATAGAAGAATTGAATGTTAGATTTAATAATATAACTCGACAAGTAGAATTAGTTTCTGCCGAAAGAGATCAAGCAATATTAGAGACTGCAAAATTAGACTCTCAAATTGAACTTTTGTCTAAAGATAATAACTTAGAAACTTATTATAATGCAGAGAAAAGTTTAAGAGAACTTAAAGCTACAGTTGATAAAGATATCAATACTATAATTGATATTTGTAAAGGTGAAATTCCATACACTACTGATACAACTGAAATATATGAATTGATTAATAAGAATTTAGAGAAATCTAATAATGAAATCAAACAAGTTATTTCAGATGAAGCCAAGGCCAGTACTAGGCTTGATTCTCTTACAAATGAAAAGACTAAAGTTTATGAAGAACTTCAAGTCAAGATAACAAAACGAGATTCTATTTTAGATAATAGCTTTTCTGAATCTGATTTGAATCTTTATAATGAATCCAAAGCTAAAATTTCTGAAATTGATAAAGAAATCAAATCTTTGAATTTAAATATAAAGAATACATCTGAAGCTGAAAGTCTTATTAATGCTGTGGAAATGATAGTCCCAGTTATAGATACACTTTATAATGGATTAGATTCTACTACAAGAAAAGATAAATCTAACTTTGTAAGATCTACTTTAGATAATAATAGAAACTATGTAAATCAGTTACCAATCATCTCTGAAGAGCATAGAAAGTTATCTAGAGAATTGTTAGATTTAGAATCAGAATTACGTGCTTATGAAATTCTTTTCGATAAAGCTAAAGGATTAGCTCTTAGACCTAAAGAATGTAAGATTGATTCTTGTGCTTATGTAAAAGAAGCTATTGATGCATCATCTAAAAATCCAGAGTCTAGAATTGATTCAATCAATAAAGAAATATCTGAAATTAATAAGATGATAAAAGAATTAGAATCTAAATCGGAATTCTATACTGAAGTATATGACTTCTGGAATAGATTTAATAATCTTCATGGAATGATTATGTCTTTTAGAAAGCTATTAGACAAGACTCCAATTAGTTATATATTAGATCCATATAATCTTCTAGAAAGTTTAGATAATATGGAAAAAGTAAATACTGAATTTAATAGAATTCGTGGTATCTATAATATAATGATTACCAAAGATAAATATGAAGATATCTTAGAGTCATTAAAGGAGCCAGCTATTAAATATGAAGCCAATAAATCTCTAATAGAAGAATTAGATTCTAATATTGCAGATTTAAGAGAATCGTTATCTAAGATTGATAACGATATTCTTGATGAATCTGAAAAAGTCCAATCTCTTAAATATAAGCATGAAGTTCTTGATTATAAGATAGAGGCTTATACTAATAGCTATGATATTATTAATAAAGTACTTAGTGACTTAGATGATATTAAAGACTTAGAAAATAAAATGAGCTCTTTATCTGATATAGCTAAGCAAGTATCTGGCTTGCAAGTTGATTTGGATTCTGCTAAGGAAAAATCTAATAGATTAAATGAGCAGTTGAATATGATTCTCCAAGATAGAGATTCTATAGCATCAAATAAAACGTTATTAGAAGACTATCAAAGGGACTTAGACCTATATAATAAAAATTTCTCAATTCTCGAAGCAGTACGTTACTATTTGTCCCCAACTACGGGCATTCAGACGGTGTTTATGAGAACGTACATGGGAAATATCATTTTAAAGGCTAATGAATTACTAAGTTTAATATTCAATGGTCAATTTATCATTCAGCCATTTGTTATTAATGAAGCCGAATTTAGAATTCCATGTTTAGGTAATGGGTTATTGAATGATGATATATCATCTATGAGTACAAGTCAGATTTGTATGATTAGTATGATATTATCATTTGCTATCTTATCTAATTCATCTACAGATTATAATATTCTTAAGTTAGATGAAATTGATGGTGGTCTAGATACAGAGAACCGTATCCAATTTATAGGATTGCTTAAACAGTTAATTGCTATGGTTGGATGTGAACAATGTTTCTTGATTAGTCATAATATGGAATATGATGCAGATACAAGTGTAATTGATATGACTGCAAGACCAGTAATGGTTAGATAGTGAGAAGGAGGTTGAACCTCCTTCTTCTTATATTTTTTTTGTAATCTTAAAGAATTATATATATATATTATAAAAGTGAAATATACATCTTAATATTTCTAGTTTATATTTTAATTTTATTTTAGGAGGTGCTCATTATGAGTAAAGTATTTTTTATTGTAGGATTTGTAATTGGTTTTGAGTTATTCTTAGCTATCACTGCTGAGAATATTATTTTAGCTATTCCTAGCATTGTGCTGGTATTAGCTTCAGTGGCAGTTTTGCTTTATGTCTATGGCATGGATTTCAGAGCAATTTTTAATTTATTATTTAGAGGAGCTAAACGGTAATGAATCTAGGAGTATTATTAGGATTACTAGTATTTATGCTAGCATCAAAAGATTTTATTGCGACCTATGCTACAACTACAGAGTTAATTCTATATATTATAGGGTTGATGTTAATGGGTTGCTCATGGTTAATCGATTTTCTTTTAGGGATTGATAGTAATTCTAAAAGGAGAAACAATGCTAGAAAATAGAGTGAATGCAATAGAAGGAATATTGAAAGGCATACCGGATGATACACCAGTCAATCTCATTGTATTATATTCTGGTGGCTTTGATTCTACCGCACTATTAGATATAGCTATCAGAACTAAAACAGAATTAGAAAATGTAAAGAATGTGTATGCATTACATATTGAAAGTAATTTAATACATGAAGGGAAATTAGAGCTAGAAAAGGAATATACTGAAAGATTTATATCTCATATTAATGAAGATAATAATTCAGATGTAAAATTTCTCAAAGTAATTCGAGATATCCCTGAATTAAATGAATATGCCGAATATGCAGAGAATTCTTATGATCTGCTGATGGTAAATACTATAAATTCCGTAGTTCCATTTATTGGTGGAGCTCATTTAAATATAGTATTAGATGGCACTCTAGATAGAGATTCTAGAGTTTATCATTTACCATTCTATAAAGATATGGTAGAATCATTCAATAAAAACTTCAGAAAGAATGAAGTATGGATGGAATTCCCGTTTCTAAAAATAGATAAGATAAGAATATTATCATATATTATTAGCAAAGGATTATATGAATTCTGTACGTGCTGTGAACAACCAGATCTTAAAGATCAATTTTGCTATAGTTGTAGAGATCACGCGAATGCTTTGATAGAACTACTATTAGAGAATGAAGTGTATGGTGGTACGTATCCAGCAATAGATCTTGATGAAAAAGGTATCAAGTTCATTAAAAGAGAACTAACAAGAATTCTTGGAGGTGAGTGGAATTAAACCGAAAATTGAAGTGATATCTAGCTTAATTTTATTATTTGCTAGTATCATAGTAATAACCGCAACATTTGGATTTTTGATTCGTTTCATATTTGGTATGGAACTATTTACAAAATTTGAAGAAGCTATGATGTTTCTTTATGTAATCAATGGTGGATTATTAGTATTTATGATAACTATAGGTTACATGATTTATAAATATCATAAAGGATAAGAAGGTATTAAAAATGGCTGATAAATTAATAAAGTTATTTATTTATATGGTAATTCCATGGATTATCATGGTACCAATTTATTTATTAGATGGAATATCTGGTACTAGATTAACTCCAGTAATGCAACTCTTCTGCGTTTTGGTAGATTGCGGAATTGTTGCATTTTATGTAATTTGGTTAATTATTAAGAAGATCGGAGAAGCAGAATGAAGTTAACTGACTATGATTTAAAATATGGTAAATTATTAGAATATATCCTTGCTGCTGGTGAAACAACCCCAAACCGGACAGGTATTGATGCTATATCAACACCTCAAGTGGCGTTTAATATTAATTTAGAAAACTTGGATATGCCAATCCTTGGATCAAAATTTGTACCGTTTAAAACAGCGGTAAAGGAAATTTTATGGATTTGGCAAAAGCAATCTAATGATGTACGTGAACTCCAAAAAATGGGTGTTCATGTATGGGATGAATGGATGCGGGAAGATGGCACTATCGGTAAAGCATACGGGTATCAGCTAAAGAAATTTGATCAAGTAAATAAACTAATCAAAACTTTAAAAGAAGATCCTCATAATCGTAGAATGGTAGTAACTCTCTGGAATAATGCAGATCTAGATGATATGGCACTTCAACCATGTGCATTTGAAACTATCTGGAATGTACATCGCGGTAAATTAAATTGTACTCTAATTCAGCGTTCTGGTGATGTTGGATTAGGCGTCCCATTTAATACATTGCAATATTCAGTGTTAGTATGTATGATCGCACAATGCGTTGGGTTGGTCCCTGGTAAATTAGTTCATTTCATCAACGATGCTCATATTTATGTAAATCATAAAGACGTTTTAAAGAATCAACTTAAAACAATTTATGCATATGATGTAGTTAAGAAAGAAGAAAGACAATACCCTAAATTAAGATTAAATCCTGAAATCAAAGACTTCTATGATTTCACAATTGACGATATTGTTTTAGAAGACTACGAGCCAGGTCCTAAACGTCCAATGGAAGTAGCAGTCTAATATTTTATTTTAATTTATATTTCTAGTAGGAGATTATTATGATTTCAATGATTGTTTGCTATGATGCACGACGTCATATTGGTAAAAATGATGAATTGTTAGTGAGGATTCCGGCAGACCTAAAGCGTTTTAAACAACGTACTTTAGGCTGTAATATTATTATGGGTAGGAAGACTTTTGAGAGTCTTCCTGGATTATTGCCACATAGAACGCACTGGGTTATAACTAGGGATAAAGACTACGTTCCTAAATATCCAGGGCCAAATGTTAAAATATTTCATTCTAAGCAAGAAGTCTTAGATGAAATTAAACGATTAAATTTGGCAAACGTATACGTAATCGGCGGTGGTCAAATTTATGAAGAATTTATGGATGTGTGTGACTGTATTCATGCAACGGTAGTTCATAAAATTCTAAAAGAGGGAAATGTATTTTTCCCAAAAATTAAATCTAGCGAATGGTCACAAAGCCAGGATGGTAAGACATGGACTTGGAAAGATGAAAATGGTGATATGCTAGAATACACATATCAGAATTTTTATCGAAAGAAAGATAATAAATTAAAAATGGAGTCTAAATTTAACAAAGCGTTATAAGGAGTAATATATGGAAAAAGAACAACAAAGTGCAAAAATGTTAGATACAAAAGCTAAAATCGAAAAGTATTTTGGTCGTTTAGATGAAGCATCTGATGATCGAATCATTCAGTGGTTATGTGATGAATATGGTCTAACTGAAGAGGAAGTAAGAAATACGCATGTATATATCCTTAAAACGGATATTATATTTAAATTTATTGCAGATTGTAAGTTGACAAACCGCGATTATCACTTTAATGCGTTTACTATCGGTAATAGAGCCAATGCTATTGCTAACCGCATTTCTGAATATAAAAATAATCCAAAACCAAAGAATGATGAACTTCCTTTCTAATAATAATCTTGCCTATATATTATAATTGTGATATATAGTTTATATATAGGAGGATCTATTATGAATAGGAGGGCATTATTTCTATTACTAATTTTTACCTTTTCAATATTAGTGGCTCAAGCATCCACTGATAGAATTTGGTTCAGCTCAATGACTCGAGACCAAAAAGATCAAACTATTAGATATTTACAAGATTCAAATAAGGATTTATCTGATAGAGTTAATATTTTAGAAAAACAAGTAAAAGAGTTAAATGAGCAAGTTTCTAATTTACAAAAATAGTATTTTTAATTTAAGGAGAATTTAAAATGAAAACTAACAAAACAATTTTAACAGCTATGGTAATTTCTGCAGTTTCTATGAGTACAGTATATGCATCGAATGTAGTTACTGGTACAGATGCAGCAGCTTTTGGTAAAAATAATGTGGTAGCTGGATCCAGTGCATTCGCTGGCGGCTACAGTAATACTGTAAACTCCCAAAACAGTATTGTTGCTGGGACTTTAAATGAAGTTAATAAGAATACTGCAGGCAATGGGTCTGCATTGGTTATTGGTGACAATAACACAGTAGCAGCTTCCAGTGTACTAGCTGGCGGTTATGCTAACAAGATTACAGGGAATAACTCTGTAGTTAATGGTATTAAGAATACCGTAGCAGCTGATAATTCCGTTGTAACAGGTCAAAATAATAATGTGGCTGGTCTAGCAAATGATGTTAGTGGCAACACTAATATCGTAGATGGATCTTACAATATTACAAGTGGCTATAAAAATGTAACTAATGGCACTAGCAATGTAGTTGGTGGTTATTTGAATAATGTTACTGCTAATAATACATTAGTAGTTGGCATGAATAATAAAGCAACTGCAAACGAAGCATTCGCTGGCGGTCAATTGTCTAAAGCAACAGGCGAAGGTGCTATCGCTTATGGTTATGCAAATGAAGCCACAAAATTAAATTCTGTTGCTCTTGGTAATCAAACAAAAGCATCTGCAGATTTTGCGACAGCTACAGGTTATTTAACTGAAGCTAAAGGCGGTTGGAGCTTTGCTGCTGGCAACCAATCTAAAGCTATCGGAAATGGCTCCGTGGCATTCGGTAACAAAAATAAAGCTATCGGATTGCATAGCTTCACTGCAGGAGACAACAATGTTGCCTATGGTGGTAATGCTACAGCCTTAGGTAATTTTAATACAGTAGCCGGAGTGAGCTCTTTCGCTACTGGTCAAAATAATACCGTTAGCAAAGACTTCGGTACTGCTATCGGTACAAATAACTCCTCTAACGGCGAAGCATCTTTCGTAGGAGGAAATGGCTCCACAGCTCAAGGCGATAACGCTTTCGCATTTGGTTATAAAACACAAGCCATTGGTGATGGTAATATTGCTATGGGTAAATATGCTAATGCGACCGGTAAAGATTCCTTAGCACTTGGTCGTGATTCTGTAGCGAGTGCAGATAACACAAATGCATTAGGTCAAAATGCAGTAGCAAGTGGTGAAAATGCTACAGCAATTGGTCATGGATCTGAATCTGCTGGCCGTAACTCCAATGCATTTGGCTCTTCTGCTAATGCATCTGCTGACTTCTCTACAGCAGTAGGTAATAGTGCTAAAGCTAAAGGTGTATCTAGCACTGCTACAGGCTTTAATGCATTAGCTAATGGTAACTTCTCTACTGCATATGGTAATGATGCTCAAGCAAAAGGTAATCGTTCCGTAGCAGTTGGTTATAATGCGCGAGCTGAAGAAAGTGCAGTTGCTATTGGTAATAACTCTAATGCAGGTGCAGTTAATGCAGTTGCAGTTGGTGCTGGCAATGCAGTTACTGGTATCAAATCTAGCGCATTTGGCGTAGGCAATACAGTAAGCCAAGCCAATACACATGTATTAGGAAATGAAATCACTACAACTCAAGCTAATAGTGTTGTAGTTGGTAATAAGTCCACAGACCGTGCAGCTACATCTGAAGAAGAAGCCGAAATCAATGGTTTGAAGTATGGCAACTTCGCAGGTAAAGGTTCTGTAGCTAATGGTGTTATGAGCATTGGTTCTGTTGGTGGCGAACGTCAATTAATCAATGTAGCAGCTGGCAAAGTATCTGCAGATTCCACTGATGCAGTTAATGGTAGCCAATTGTATGCTGTGGCTCAAAATGTATCTAATGTAGCTAATAGTACTAAGAATGTAATTGGTGGCAATGCAACAGTAGATCAAAATGGCAATATTACTACTAATAATATTGGTGGCACTGGCGAATCTACAGTTGATGCGGCTATTAAGAAAGTTAATACTAAAGTTAATGATCACGAACGTAAATTAAAAGATCATACTGATATGCTAACTAAACATGAAGATATTTTAAATGGTCATACGCAAATTTTAGAAAAACATGATAAAGAAATTTCTCGTTTGACTAATGAAAATATTCGACAAGATGCTGATTTAAAACGCCATGAAGCACAAATTCAAAATCATGATGCTCAATTAAAAAATCACGAAAAACGCATGAATAATCAAGAAGCTCGTATTGATAATCAAGATAAGCGTTTAGATTATTTAGATGGTCGCATTGATAATCAAAATTCTCAAATTGAAAGTCATGAACGTAGAATTGAATCTAATAAATCTTTGGCTACTGAAGCATTATCTGAAGCTAAGAAACATACTAGCGTTTCTGCAGGTAATAATGTAACTGTAACTACAAGCACAAATGCAGCTGGTGGCACTGATTATAAAGTATCTGTAGATAAAATTAAATTCGGTAATGTTTCTTTAGATGACAAAGGTCTAAACAATGGTGGTAATAAAATCACTAATGTAGCTGATGGTACAATTGCAGCTGGTTCTAAAGATGCAGTTAATGGTGGTCAACTTAATACAGTGGTTAATAATATTAGCAACCGTTATGATGGTTTGACTAACCGTGTAGCTAAATTAGATGAACGCGTTAATAAAGTTGGTGCAAGTGCAGCAGCTTTAGCAGCATTACATCCACAAGACTTCAACCCAGATGATAAATGGTCTGTAGCAGCTGGTTATGGTAACTACAAAGGTGAAAATGCAGCAGCTCTTGGTGCATTCTATCGTCCTAATGAAAATACCATGTTCTCCGTTGGTGCTACAATCGGTTCTGAAAATATGGTAAATGCTGGCGTATCCATTAAATTCGGTCATTCTGATAAATTAGTTTCCAATAGTCGTGTAGCAATGGCTCGCGAAATGCAAGACATGAAAGCAACTATTGAAGCTCAAAATAAGAAAATCGAAATGTTAGTGAATATGCTTCTTGGGAACAACGATAAAGTGAAAGATACTGTGTTCCCAGACGTTCCAAAAAATCATTGGGCTTATACTTTGGTTAATGACTTAGCACAACGTGGCTATATTGATGGTTACGAAGATGGTAAATTCAAGGGTGATCGTTTAATGACACGCTATGAATTTGCCGCTATGTTAGACCGTGCAGTTCAAAATGGTGCAGCTATTAATCAAGAAATGGCTGATGCTATTCGTGAATTCAAACCTGAATTGGATCAAATCAAAGCAGGTATGCGTTTCCATGTAGATCGTATCAGCGGTGAAGATACTGATTTACATAAAGTTGAACGTGTACGTGTAAATACTGAATCCAATCGTGATCAATATGGTACAGTTGTTACTAAATAATTAGGGTGATAAGTATGAATCCTATTATCCCTAATGAAGTAATATACTTGTATATCATATTAGATAAAGTAATTGGGTTAGCCTGGTTACTTATGATTTTAAGTATGTTGCTATTTCTATTCCACATGGTAGTTTATATGGATTATGAGAAAAAATCTGGTAACCAAGATATTGATGTGGTTACGAAATATAATTACGATCATGGTAAAAAGATTAGATTGGGTATAGTGATGGTATTTGTAATATCTATTATTATACTAACAATAACACCTGGATCTGAACAATTCATGCTATTGATCTTAAATAATTATATGACACCAGATACTTTAAATTCATTATCCGATAATGGAAAAGATATATTGAATGAATATATCAATATAATCAAAAGTGTAATACATTAATAAGATTTATTGGAGAAGGGATTTAATCCCTTCTCCATATTTCTTATTTTTTATCTTTGGAGGTTATTATGGTACTAGAGGATATAATAAATATATTTAAATCTAGATATGAAATAGATAGACATGATCCCGAGAATGGATTGCCATTCATCATTCTAGATAGAAATATTAAAGTTACAGTTCAGAATCATCATGTCTTAATAGAATGGAAGAACTTAGGGATTCCATCATATATTAAGACTAAGAAAAATAAGATGCTATTTGGAATTGGTATACAAAAAGCATTTGTTATCCAATCTGGGTTCTATGATTCTGAGCTACTAGAGATAGTAGAAAAGTGTAATCTTAAAGCTACAGTAATATACGATAGCGTAATAAAATCTATGTTTGGCAGTCTACTATTCTATAAACCAGATGGTACTGTATGTAATGTATATCATACTGATAATGGCTTATTTGATTTTAATCATCTATCTACTTGGGTTAAAGATCTGACTAAAGATGAAATGATTTCTTATTTAGAGTCCATAGGATTTAACCAATAAGTCCACATATTAATACGAAATACTATTGATTGTGGGGTAATTTTATGCTTACTAAAATTGATGTAAATAACTTACTAAATTCCTATGGTTATACATTACAAACGACTGGCCATTACAAAGATTGCAATATATTAACCTATATGAATTCACTTAAAGGTATTGTTAATTTTGCAGTTGATGAAAATAATAATCCTTTGGCATTCTATATGGATTCAAATATTGTATTCCATAATATCAAATCAGAAATAGATGTAATCTATGCTATGGATCTATATATGGATAAGAATGATAATTTTATGAAATTTGTTTATAAGATTATCTTTACATATTATGATTCTTGTGCAAGAATCTATGTAAAAGATGGTTTAGCAGAACGTACAGTAATTAGAATTGAACTTCCAGATAAGACAATTGTAGTTACGGCAAACTATACAAATATCATTATCCAAGTTAAGTCTTTAAATGATAAAGATAACCCAGGAGAACGTATCAAAGTAGTTGAAGCTGGTAACCATCAAGAAGTATTAGATTTTATTAATGAATTATATTGAGAAAAAATATCCCAGAAGAGTTTGAAACTCTTCTGGGAATACTTCTTTATTTTTTTTTAATATTTAGATTCAACTAGAGAAATGATTCCATTTTCTCTTACAGCTAATGGGAAGTTCATATTAAGATTTGAATTACGAGCAACACCAGTTTGGAAGTTTAGATTCATATCTTCTAATAAGAATGGATCAGGTAAACTGATATTTTGTACTACTTGACCAGTCTTAACATTCATAGCTACGAATTCTCTATATTCTGTCTTAGTATCATAGACAACTACGGTTTTGATGTCTGGATTAGACTCAGCAATCATACGATTTTGTTCAGGTGTGAATTGCTCACTAGTTACAGCTGGTTGGAATATATCCATACCACCTTGAGGTTGAACCATCAATGGAATATCTCCTGTTTCCAATCTTGGTGGCATAAATCCAGCTTCAAGTTGTTGTCGAGGCGTATTGATGATATTTTCATATAAGCTCATAACAGCTGCATCATCATTACCGGTGGCATCAATCTTAAGTTCCTTAGTACGTTTAAGTTCCATATCATGACATTTAGAAATAACAGAGTTAAGTTCTTTAATGGCAGATAATTTAGTACTAGATAGGGAAGAAATAGTTGTAGAGATGTCTGTAAGGTATTGATATTTACCTCTCATCTTAGAAAGACGTATATCATTAAATTCTTGCTTAAGTTCACCTTGCAATCCTTCGATTTGCATGATCATACCTTTAAGCATGCCATTAGTTTCTTCATAGGATTCTGCATATGGTACATTTGTTACCAATTCAGAAGCTTCTCCTTCAGGAGAATCTATATCTCTATTTTTTTTAGGTGGACGACCACGTCTACGTGGTTTAATTAAAGTATTTTCGTCCTCTATTGGCATAGGTTTTACGATAGACTCTGTTTTACCAGATTTTAGTTTACCAAAGACTGATTTCATACTTAAATCAACTTTTGGTTCTTCTAAAACTGCATTACCAGAGACAATAGCTTCAGTATATTGCATAATAGACCTCCTAGATAATCATTATTAGATAGTTCTAGGTATTATAACCTATATGGCTCAAAATAGGCATAAATTAGATAAATACTAGCCTAATTACATTATATTAGGTATAACTGGGAATGTTATAAGGAGAAATATAATGAATACTCTTAATATTTTTAATCAGTTTCCACAAGATTATGACTTAACTATATTACAAACTTTCTTTGCTAAAGGTGCTAAACAGGATAATGGACGTTGGTCTACTCCTAGTATTAGTATGGTAGCAAAAGATAATAATACTGGAAAAAAATACTTATGTGAAATAGAAGATCCTGAATATATTTGGTATTTAGCTAAAGATCAGAATCTTTCTTATCATCATGACTATCTTCCTATTGAAGAAGTTGAACCTGTACAATGTACAAATAGACAATTAGAAAAATGTATAGCAGAAAAGACTAATAATCTTAGATTCTATACAAATAATATTAGTAGTGGTCAATATAGAGAGAATGCAAAGTTACATACTTTGAATCAAGTATTCTTCTCTGACCAAAATATAGAAGACCATTATAGATTCTGGTTTAATAGAATCTTTAAGA